TGCAATGAAGATTAAATATACAGGTAGTACTGCTGTACAAAACCCAAGTGCAATGGGTATACAAGCTGCACAAGGTACACCATTCAGAGGTTCAGGTATGGCAGGCACAGCTGCTTTAGCCAGACCAAACAAAGGACTAAAAATTAAAACCCTTAATGTATAATGACAGCCAAAAAAAGGTATGACGCTTTAGTAGGATACCGTTCAGAGTACCTAGCACAAGCGGATACAGCGGCTAGACTTACACTTCCATATTTAATTCGAGATGAGGAACAGTTCAGAGGTGGAGTCAGGGATCTAAAAACTCCTTGGCAATCAGTCGGAGCTAAAGGTGTAGTAACCTTAGCATCGAAACTCATGCTGGCTCTGATGCCAGTGAACACTAGCTTCTTCAAACTTCAGATGGATGAATCACAAGTTGGTGAGGAGATCCCACCTGAAGTGAAGTCCGAATTAGATTTATCTTTTGCTAAGATTGAGCGAACAATCATGGAGGCTATTGCAGCCTCAGATGATAGAGTTTCTATACACCAGGCGCTTAAGCACTTGGTTGTAGCAGGTAATGCTCTAATCTTTATGGGTAAGAATGGACTTAAGTTATACCCGCTAAACCGTTTCGTGATAGATAGAGATGGCAACGGTAATGTAATTGAAATCGTAACCAAAGAAAAAATTGCTAAAAAATTGTTGGCGGATGTAATACCTGAGTATTCTCTAGAGATGCAAGGTATAGATCCAGATAATGATAGAGAAGATTGTGATGTCTATACACATATCAAACGAGATAACAATCGTTTCGTGTGGCATCAAGAAGTCTTTGATAAAATTATACCAGCTTCACAAGGTAAGGCACCATTAGATACTAACCCCTGGATTCATCTACGTTTTAATACAGTAGATGGTGAAGCCTATGGAAGGGGAAGAGTAGAAGAATTTTGTGGTGACTTGAAGAGTCTTGAGGCATTGTCTCAGGCACTCGTAGAAGGCTCTGCAGCAGCTGCTAAGGTAGTGTTTGTAGTGTCGCCTAGTTCAACCACTAAACCACAGACTCTAGCCTCAGCAGGCAACGGAGCAATCGTCCAAGGACGGCCAGATGATATAGGAGTTGTGCAAGTCGGTAAGACTGCAGACTTCGCAACTGCATATAACATGATGCAACAGTTAGAGAAGAGACTTGCAGAAGCCTTCTTAATTCTAAGCGTCAGGCAGAGTGAGCGTACCACTGCAGAAGAAGTACGTATGACACAGATGGAACTAGAAGCACAGCTTGGTGGACTGTTTAGTCTACTTACTGTTGAGTTCTTAGTACCATATTTAAATAGAAAGTTGTCTGTATTCCAGAAGACTGGACAGATACCTAAGTTACCTAAAGAGATAGTTAAACCTACTATTGTAGCAGGTGTTAATGCTCTAGGTAGAGGACAGGATCGTGAAGCACTAGGTATGTTCCTTACTACCATCTCTCAAACGATGGGACCAGAGGCAACACAGAAGTTCATTAATCCTGAAGAGGTTATCAAACGTCTAGCAGCTGCTCAAGGTATTGATGTACTGAACCTTGTCAATTCTATGCAAGAAGTTCAAGGTCAAGACCAAGCAATGCAACAACAACAGATGGGTCTCGAACAAGCTAAGATTGCCACAGGTGATCCAATGAATGACCCAAGTAAAAACCCACAACTAGCGGAGGCACTCAGTGGACAACAAGGAGGGGGCGATGAAGCCCAGCCGCCCGCGTAAAGCGAAGCGTGCACCAGTAAAGAAAGTCCAACCACCTTTGAGTACAGAAGATAAGGAACTCTTTGAAGAGAAGCCTAATAAGTATGCTCCAAAGATGCGAGTTGGCAAACCAACAATCAGTACACCTGGACAAAAGGTTACTACTGTTGGTCTTGGAAACCTTAAAGTAATTACAGTAAATGGCAACACTAACGTATGATCCAACTGAACAGGCTGAAGGAGAACTCAGTGCTGAAGAGCAGGAGTCTCTAGAAGTTGGTGAGAAACTAGCCGAACAGCAAGAACAAATGCTTGCTGGTAAGTTCAAGAATGCAGAAGACTTAGAGCAAGGTTACATTGAGTTACAAAAGAAACTTGGTGAACCTAAAGAAGAGACAGCTGAACCTGAACCTAAAGCTAAAGAAGAAGAGAAACCTTCAGATGTTGATACCTCTTTCTTGAATACTCTTTGGGAAGAAGCTAATGCTGGTGAGTATAAAGAGGAAACTCTTAAACAACTTGCTGGTATGGATGCCCGTGATATAGCACAGATGTATCTTAAGGATAGATCAGAAGCTCCTGAACCTACACAGACAGCACTAAGTCAAGAGCATGTTGCGCAGCTAAAAGGTGTTGTTGGAGGTCAAGATCAATACACCGACATGATGGTATGGGCTGGTACTAATCTTACTGATAAGGAACAGAAGATGTACGATACAGTGATGGATAAAGGAGATCCGATGGGAGCTTACTTTGCTGTCCAAGCACTAGCGTATAGATATAATGATGCTAAAGGAGTAGATGGTCAGATGCTTACAGGTAAAGCAGCTAAGTCTGAAGGTGATACATTCAAGAGTCA